TTAATTTCACTTAAAGATTCATAACGATTTTCTGCTGTATCTTTAACATCCATTAAACGTTAACGCTAGGATTTGAAGTTGCGATATTCAAATCAGTTTGCATAGCTGTAGTTCCTTTTTTTGATTTCTTTTTCTTAGCAATCTCTAAAGAATCTTCAGAAGCTAATTCAATTTCAGGTGATAGTTCATCGTTTCCTGCTATAGAATTTCTAACTGGCGTTGGCGTTGGTGTTGGGTTGGGGCTTCCTCCTCCACACATAATTGTCTCCTTTTTTTGTTAATAATTTGTTGCAATATTTAATCCAGAAGATTGTGCTGTTACATTATTTTTAACCTTTTTAGGTTTTTTAACAGGTGTTGTGTCTATTTCTGGAGGTGAGTCTTTTGGTTCCATTATGTTACCATCAACGAATTTTATCGTAGGGTCTTCTCTAACCGGTTGAACAGGTTTTTTCATTCCCATACACATAATTATTTTTCTCCTAACAAATTATTTTCACTTCGTTTTTTTAAGTCTATTAACCAATTAACTACACTTCTTTGACCTGCTTTAAACCAGACAGTTTTTTCATTGTCTTTTAATTCAGGTGCTTTTTCTGGATAAATTTTATCTAAAACTTTAATAAGTTCATCCACGGTGTAAGGTAATTGGATGTCATTTAAGTCATCCATAATGTTTTCCTTCTAATATGGGGCCTAATTATGCCCACAAGTCTCCTGTTAAGTTACCTTTTGCATATTCTGTGGCTCTATTTTCAAAGAAATTAGTATGTTCTACGCCATTTAATACCCAATCTAGCCAAGGTAACGGATTAGTTTTTTGATTATAGTTAGGTTTTAAACCTAGTTGAAGTAGTCTTCTATCAGCAATGTGTCTAATATATAATTTAACATCTTCAGCTTTAAGACCTTGTACTTCTCCTAAATTAAAAGCTAAATCTATAAACTTATCTTCAAGGTCAACCATGTCTCTACATGTTTGATATAAAGTTCCTTTAAAATTATCGTTCCAAATATTTTTATTTTCATCAATTAAAGTATGAAACAATTTAATCATGTTTTCTACGTGGTGACTTTCGTCTCTAATAGACCAAGTAACTATCTGACACATTCCTTTCATTTTACCAAATCTTTGAAAGTTAAGGAGCATAATAAAAGAAGCAAATAATTGTAGGCCCTCACCAAATGCAGAAAATACAGCTAATTCTCTAGCCATACCTTCAATACCCTTGCCTTTATCTTTAAATAAATAACTATGTTTGTTGGCCATTGCTTTGTATTCTTGAAAAGCTTTGTATTCACTATCTGGTAAACCAATAGTATCATTAAGTAATGAATAAGAATGAACATGATTAGCTTCACTTGTTGCTATAGCAGACAACATCATTCTAATTTCTGGTGCTTTAAATTTAGGTATATATTTATCTAAATAAGCTTGTGCTATATCTACATCACCTTGAGTAAAGAATTTTAATATTTGAGTTATAAGATTTTTTTCTTTATCACTTAATCTTTCATTCCAATCTCTTACATCTTCAGCTAACGGAACTTCGCTAGGTAGCCAGTGCATTTTTTGTTGTGTGTCATAAGCTTCAAAAGCCCACGGATAATCAAATGGTTTGTAGTGTGTTCTTTCCTTAAATAAACTCATATTGCCCTCATTAATTCTATAAATTCTATTATTACTATTAATCCTAACTCTACTGCTAACACTGTATGGTATACATGCCATAGTAACCCTAACGTCTTTGGACGCTTAAAATTTTTTCTTCTCTTTTTGCGGGGTTTATCAAACCCATCAAATATACTTTCATCTGTCATTGTGGTCTTCCTTGCCTGTTATATTTTTTGTTGTTTTGTAATTTTTTTTTCTTGTTAGGGTTTTTGGTGTGAACTCGTACTCTTTTTTTAGGTTTTTCACGGGCCACAAACCCAGTAAATTTTCTTGCCATAATTATTCACAAGCAAGACAATCAGGGTCACTGTCTGGTCTTACTATTCTTTCTATTTTAGTTGATATTATTTCTGCTCTTTTAATTGCTTCCGAACGGCAATAGTAAAGAGTCTTAATTCCTTTTTTCCAAGCTGATAGATGTAACAAATGTAAATCTTTAATGTTAACATCAGACGGTACAAAAATATTTAAACTTTGTGACTGGCAAATTTCTTTTTGTCTATCCGCAGCTAATTCTATAATCCATCTTTGGTCTATTTCAATAGCTGTAGCAAACACATCTTTTTCCCAATCATTTAATTGTTCTAAATGTCTTACTGAACCTCTGTTAGCAATAATACTTTTCCAAGTTTCATCAGTATCTATTCCTTTTTCTTTTAAAAGTTTTTCTAAATATTTATTACGCATAAAATGAGTACCACTCATAGTTTTTTGTGTGTATGCATTAGCACGTAAAGGTTCTATTGAAGGTGATGTGCTACCACATATAATACTGCTACTTGCGTTAGGAGCTATGGCTAACATGTGAGCAAATCTTAAACCAGTGCCTTCCATGTCTGGTGCTTCACCTCTTTCTTCAGCAAGTATTTTAGATGTTGCTAAAGCTTGTTCTTTAATTTGTTTAAATATTTTTAAATTAATTCCTTTAGCTATCGCACTTGCAAAAGGTACGTTTTTACTTTGGAGATATGAGTGGAAACCCATTGCCCCCAATCCAATACTACGTTCACGCATAGCAGAATACTTAGCACGGTGTAAAAAATCAGTAGCGTTATTAATAAAATACTCCAATACATTATCGAGAAACCTAACCACGTCAGGTATGAACTTGGGGTCATCTTTCCATTCATCATATTTTTCTAAATTAAGTGAAGACAAACAACACACTGCTGTTCGTTCTTCGTTAGTTGGTAATGTTATTTCACTGCACAAATTTGAGTGGTGTACTTTTAATCCCAATTTTTTTTGGGAGAGGGGCAAACTTTTTTGTATTGTGTCAATGAAAGATAAGTAAGGCTCACCAGTGGCAACCCTAGTCTCAAGAATCTTTTGCCACAATCTTTTAGCGGAGACTGTTCGAATAACTTTTTTTGTATGTGGGTCAATGAGTTGCCAATCATCGTTAGCACTAGGGTTAATAGTGCATTGATTGATAATAGACATAAAGCTGTCAGAAATATTAATCCCATGGTGCAAATTAAGACACTTCCTATGGATGTCACCACCACTGGGTTTACGTAATTCCAAAAACTCTTCAATTTCTGGATGGGATATATCTTGGTATGTTGCATAACTTCCTCTTCTAGTTTTACCTTGAGAGAACGCTAACATTTCACTATCTACTACATGCATAAAGGGTATTGAACCTGATGATTGTGAGCCACCAGATGTGCCAGTCCCGTCACTTCTTATGTGGCCCCAGAAACCTCCGATACCACCACCAACTGAAGCTAAAAATGCATTCTCTGTGTAGTGAGTTGTTAAACCTTCTCTGCTGTCTGGTACATAATTTAAAAAGCATGAAATTGGCATACCTTTTTTAGTACCACCGTTTGTTAAAATAGGTGTGGAAAACATAAACCATAGATTAGACACATAACCATAAATTCTTTCAGCCATTTCTGAATCATCAGAAAATACTTTTGCTACTCTGTAAAAAGCTTCTTGCGGACTTTGTTCTTTGTCAGTCAAGTAACGGTCTTTTAATATTCTGAGTCCCGCTTCAGATAAATTTGTGTCTTTGCTATAATCCATGCTGTTCCTATTTAGTTTCTTTAAGTTGTTTATTAATAATAAAATCTATGTACTGTTTTGCTTTTAGTAAATCCTGGACACCGTTCTTTTTAGTGTGTCTCAGTAAATACTTAATTACATTGCCAGTACAAAAATCTAATTTGTTAGCAATAATAAAATCTATTGGTTCTATTTTGTGCTGCGTATAGTGTGGCGGTTCTTTAATTAAATCTGCCATTGAGTAACCTCACCAGTTTTTAAATTGTAATCACCGTGTCTTAAAATTCTAGCAACACGAGCTTGTTGAAAAGCGTCATGCTCAAACAGACCATTTTTTTCATATTCTTTTACAACAAGTTCCCACATATTTTTAAGAGACATGTTTTTATCGTTAAGAATTTTTTGTGCTTTAACTTTGCCCACTCCTGGAATCCCAGAAAATCCGTCAACAGAATCACCAGTCATTGTTTGAATCATGTGCCACCAGTCACAATGTTTTTTACTATTTTTAGTAAGCGACTCACCGTTATATAAATGACCTGGAATTTGTCTAAGGTCTTTATCTATAGAACAAATTATTTTACGTTCACCTTTAGATGGTTTTGTAGCCAGTATGCCCATCACATCATCAGCTTCTAAATTAGGATAAATAACTGCTTGGTATTCATCTATTAAAAACTTACGTAATGGGCTTAATAAAATAGGTTTACGCTTTTGTTTTCTATTGTCTTTGTACGTTGGTAAAACATCTTTTCTAAAATTGTTTTTATCAGTCAACGTTACTATTACTTTGTCTGCATTTAGTTTTTCTTTTAAATCATCTATCTCTGAGGCAACTAAATATTTACCTTGCGTCTCTTCAGCATGAAGCGTCCAGAAACCATCACCCCAATGAGTGTCTACTTCGGATTGTATTGCAGCTTTATAAACTACAATATCTCCGTCTACTATTATTGTTCTTTTCATTTCTATCCTTGTTGATTTATTTTTTTTGTAAAAAAAGTTCTGACAATGGTATAAGCACACACTTAGAAGCGTGATGGTCACCTACCATTTTTGTATTTTTTGAAAATTTCTTTACTATTTTTTTGAGTTGCGAAACTTTAAATATAAGTTTGCAAAAGTCTTGTTTACCGTGGGCTAATATGTGTACCCAATAGTCAGCTTCAGTTGCTTCTAGTCCGCTAGGCTTACCCCAACTTTCTATTTCTATTGCAATGTTACCAGTCTTGGCCCACCAGTCTCTTTCTGTTTTAACTTCTACTTTTGATTTGTCTGCAATCAATAAGTTAGCTACTTGTTTTTCTCGTTCTTGACCGTACTTTAAATCTAGGTCAAACTTCTTATTTCCTTTTGGCATTAATGTGTTCCACTCCAATTTATGTGAGATTTGTAAGCCCCAGTTAGAGGCACTCTTAAATTAAAATGTTTGCCAGTTCGTTCGATACATTCGACAGCTAACTTTCCAATTTCGTCTGCTTTATCTTTTGGACATTCAATTTGTATTTCATCGTGTACCCAAAGTACTTGTTGAACATCTTTAAAATCTTTGATTGCTTTATCAAATTCAATTAACCATTGTTTACACACTACGGCTCCTGCTCCTTGAAGCAAACTGTTTAATGCGCTAAACGAATTACGGATTTTAATATGTCTTTTATCAAGACCTACTAAATAGCCACGCTCTGCTGATAATTGTACTTGTTTAATTAATTTACTTAATGCGGGTAATCTATTTAAGAAACGCTTTTTAACTTGAGCGGCCTCCTTGTTAGATTTACCAGTCACCTCTGCAATTTTTGAAACTCCCGCACCGTAGAGCCATGCGTACAGAAATCTTTTACTTTGGTCACGAGTATCTAAACCT